AACAACGTACAATCGTGACTACTGAATAGCGGGTATACGATGTTGGGTTTTAATCTCAAAATGTACCCCCACCCCAAGTAGATGCGGGGGGTGCTTTTGTCAGAGCAGCCAACCGCCCATTGTATATATACACCACCCCCATGTACACAACTCATGTACACAACTCTCCCCCCATGGTCAAACACCCCAGGGGCTTTTTTCTTCAGGAACGTTGTCAGATGAATCCCTTTTCTTTGAGGGTCTTATAGTATTTACGTTCTGCCTCTGCTGTCTGTTGTTTCTGTTGTTCCTTTGCAGCGGACCTTATTTCTTTGAGGTCTTTGTCCATGGTTTGAATTATCCATGCCTGTTTACTGTTTCTTTCTTTGAGCATTCTGATGTTGAAGGCTTCGTCTTTCAGCTTTTTCGTCAGGCTCGTTATCTCCTCATGCTTTGAGGGGAACAGTATTTTGAATAAAATATCTTTCATAACAACGAATTTATGGTTTTTTATTAAATTAGCTGCATGAAAAAACTTAATAATACGGTGATCAAGAACCTGTCTCCTCAGATGGGTAAGAGGATAATTGAGAAGTACCAGTCTGACGGATGGGATACTGGAGAGAGTACTGGTAATAATTATTACGGAATGGATACTGATTGGTATTGGGAAGAATTTTACTATTACGGTGTCATAGATGGTCATTTCAATGATTTTGATTCCAAGTGGATTGAAAGTGATCGGAATAATTATGTATCGATCATAGAGCTTGACGAGTGGAGGTTTAATGGGGTTTCAGACATAGGTGTATGTCGGTCTAAAGGTTTGAGTGATGAGGATAGAATAGCCGTCAGGTCGGTTGTACTTGCACAGGCACTTGTGAATGAGCTTGATATGATGTCAGGAACGTCACCAAACAGGGATGTATTGAAGATTATTGGAAATGCCTTTGTTTCTGAGCTTGATGGTTTCTTGGACAATGTTTACGGTGAACACACGGACTCATCGATCTGTTATCTTGTAGATAGGTGTCAGTCTTCATTGAATGATGTATTTGACGCTTTAATAAAAAGCGATACATTGTAATTTGAAAAATAATCATTTACTTAGCGGTTTCTAAGCAACGTTTATGACTGTAGGTGAATTAAGAAAGGAGTTGGCTTCTATTGATGATGATGTTATGATTGTCGGTGTTTTCATTGACAGGGAGGCTGAAGTGGTCATCCAGGGTGACATGATAGAGTTTGTTGTTGGGATAGAGCATTCAACTGATTCTGTGATAATGGGTGTTTCTGCTTTTGTTGATGATATTTTGGACAGATGAGGCCACTTATCGATTCATGGGCTGCTAGGCTTGGTATTGGGGATTGGGATATACGTGCGGAGCGTATTGATGCGGGGCAGGTGGAATATGATGGGGAGGATTACTTTATAGGGATAGAGAGGGATTTTGAGGGCAGGAGTGCTGTCATTTACCATGATATACCTTTGGATGAGGAGTCTATAGTTCATGAGTTGTTGCATATAGTCTTTCCTCAGGTCGATGATGAGAGTTATGAGGATTACGAGAATTTCATAGATCGATTGACAAAGGACACGATATTACAGTATGAATTAGGATAATAATCTGCTTTTAGTTTTCATGTGTTTTGGTTTCTTGTTCCCCGCCCTGGCAGATGGCGGGGTTTTTTATTTGAAAAAGTTGCGTGGTATTGGAATATTTATTTACTTGCGCTAAAATTAAAAACGATGACACCACAGCAGACCGTAGAAACGGTAATAGAGAAATGTCTGAGTGTATTCCCTCCGGATGGAAGTGAACACGTTGATGTTTTCAGTGATATGATATTTCATGGCAGGATGGATATCAGGATGGCAACGATCCTGTCTCGTATAATTGAGAATCCGAACTGTGTGTACATAGTGAAGACTGACGGAACCCTGAAGATATTAGAATGGAAGTGACGCTAAGACCTGACGAAATCACTATTTGTGAGATGATTGGTAGAATGAGAACATTGATAGCAAGAAACGCTGGTGTAAAGGATGCTAAAATCGGAAGCCATGACGGCATGAGTGCTGATGTTGACGGGGTAATTGCTGAGTATGCCTTTGCCAAGAAATTCAATGTCTTCCCTGATATAGGTTTATCACCGAGAAGTGGAAGTTACGATGGTGTGTATAAGAACTACAGGTACGACATAAAGTCTACGAGGTACAAAACCGGGAAGTTATTATCCACGCTAAAGGTTAATCCAGATGTTGATATGTATATACTCGCTATAATTGAGGATTATACGGTAACATTTGCTGGATGGGTTTTGAAGGGCGAGCTTATACAGGAGTCCAACATAAAGGATTTAGGGCATGGCAAGGGGTATTGTTTAAGTCAAAAAGAATTAAGACCACTATGAAAGCATATATACCAACGCTTGAAGGCGATGAAGCAGAAGGGTTCATCAAGAAAAATCAGACCATAGAAGAGGTCAAAGCAATAACACCTAACCAAATCAACATCTTTAATGTAATAGGAGAGGACATCAAAATTGAAAAGAAATAAAAAAAACAGACTGCGTAAAAGAATATGCAGAAGAGTGGAAAGTGAAGATGACGGAACCTTGAAGATACTGGAATGACCGAGATTGAAGAATCGTACTACAACGCCTACCAGCTATTGATAGGTGCTACGGACTATGACAGACTTGCGGAACATGGGGTGTTTTATTTACCTGAGAACCATGAAGACCCTGATGTTGTGTTAAGGTATTATGAGTCCATTGAGGACTATGAGAAGTGTAAGAATATAATTGAGCGAAGCTCTTGATCGGAGTGGAAACAACCGTAAATCCTAGGAACAGCTCGGTGATAATGGTGGTAACATATGCCCACCCGCTCTTTACACAACGGTTTGTGTATGGCATCGTTTTAATGTGCTATACACGTTGTTACCCACCGTTAATTTAATAAACAAAAACTATGTATAAAGCATTTCAAAACAAAAAATATTACTTAGCATTTAACACATTTCCAAAGACAGCTAAGAAAGTAAGTAAAGTATATTTATCTGGAATTAGAAATTGGACATCAGATGATATGTATAACTATTCTATTGTGATAAATAGATTTAGAATAATCTTTGGAATAAAACGAATAACTCACGGGTGTTGTAATGGTGGGTAACGGTTTACTAAAGAATCGTTTTAATGTTTTTTACCACGTGTTGTACACTGTATGGCGACTTAACAGGACAAAACTTAGACCGAAGCACATAATTTAGTATTTATTTTTTGTGCGGTGGCAAAAATCATTTTGAAAAAATGAAATATACAATAGGATTAATAGATAAAAAGATAGCTAAAGAGCTAATAATAAAGAACCATTACAGCCACAAGTGGACATCTTGTAGGTATGCAATAGGATTGTTTGACCCCGAACAACCTTGTGACGATTTATTTAATAGAGGGAAACTAATTGGAGTAGCTGTTTATGGATTCCCCGTAGGAAGACAAACCGTAAAAAGCATAACACCTAACCTACAAAATTCTGACGTTTTAGAACTGACAAGGTTGTGGCTTGTAGATGAAGCACCAAAGAATAGTGAAAGTTATTTTATAGGAAAGACATTTAAGTGGCTTAGAGAAAATACAGATGTAAAGGTTTTAATTAGCTACTCTGACCCAATGGAAGACCATACAGGGGTAATATACCAAGCTACAAATTGGTGGTATCAAGGCAATAATACTATGTTGGTTAAGGCTTACTTACATTGTATAGGTGGTGAGTGGATGCACCCAAGAAGCGTGGTTGCTAAATATGGAACGATTAAAGTAAACGAACTTGAAAAAATAGACCCGAACTACAAACGCAAAGAGTTAAAGAAAAAGCACAGATACTTGTATGTTCTTCACAAAAAAGACAGAAGTAAAATAAGGCCTGAATTAAAGCACCCACTTATTGATTACCCTAAAAACAATGATAATTGCGAGTGGGGAAAGAAAAAAATAAATACGGTATGATTAGCACTAACTTTGATACGAGAACGGAACTAAGCCATATTGTGTACAACTCGCTGCTAAAGAATCGTTTTAATGTTCTTTAGTACAGGTTGTAACATTTACGGGGTTGATTCAATGCAAATTTGTAACATTTACGGGGTTGATTAAATAGACATAAAGCTAAAACAAACAAGATGAGCAAATGTGAAATATGCGGAGGTTCAGGTTATCATAAACTGAGCTGCGGTAATAACACCGCAAGAGTTGCCATACCAATGGATATCGTTATAGAAGAACAAGAGAAGAAGTATCTTAACGGCATCATAGACCAGATAGAAAAACTAACTCCATCTGATTACGAGGTCATGCCTGAAGAAACGGTATGTATTTTTAA